GCGCAAGTGGTGGCGATTGGCACTTACACAGCGCTGGCCATCACGGGCACGGCGTCCGTCGTAGTCGAGCCAGCGGTCGTGGCTGCTCAGGGCAAGCTCATCTTCCTGGGTTCTGGCGCAGTAGAGGCTCAATGCGCGGTTCTGACCGGTCAAGCCGCACTGGGATTCGTCGCCCAGGGGGACGTGGCGACTCAACCTGCGGGAATAGTCGCCACTGGCCTCTACGTGCCGTTAGCCATCATTGCTGTGGGATATGTCAGGAGCCAGCCAGCCAGGGTTACGGCCACTGGTTTCCTTACGAGATTCATTCGACTGCACCTCCCTTATCGGAGCATCCAGCCCACCTTGGAAGGCAGAACACAAGGCCACCGACTGGACTTCAGGGCAGGGGAGTTCGCCTTGGCGCAGAGAATCACCGAGCTGATGCTGGAAGAGCGAAGCATAGAACTTACGTTGCCAGAGAGGTGAAGCGTGACAAGAAGGCTAAGACAGAAGTTCCGTACCCAGGGAGAAGATGAGCGGATAGCCTACTCATTCTCCACGACAAAGTGGGGATCAAACCCGACTGGTGTTGTCGTGGCGGCCTACGACGTTTCGGACAAGTTCGCCAACGTGAGTTCCACGGTCTTGTTTGGCAACCCTGGCGTGAACGTCAATGTGATAACCACGCCAACCGTGCACTCTCTGACCGTAGGGCACAAGTATCGGTTCGAGATTCAGTTCACATGCAGCGACAACACGTTCGAGACCTACTTTACGCTGAGGGGCGAAAGATAGGCCAACACCGGTAGAGAACAGAATACCGGCCCATACAAGCGTGTAACGGCCCACTTTTCTAAGGCACCGCCAGCAATGGCCCGCCTTGAGGGGTGGGCCGTTGCTTTTTTGTCCGCGACGCGGACCACAAGTTCGGAGGGTAAGAAATGCCAAGCGAGACATCTTCTAACGTGGGTGCGCAAGTGCCACAGGAGCAGACGCCGAAAGTTGGGGCGCAGCCAACCACTTCTACGCCTGCTTCCGAGGGCCAGGTCGCGCCAGCGCAGGAGCACAAGGTTGAGCAACCTTCTCAAGTGACGGCAGAGCAGATTGCAGAGCTTCTTCAGAGCAAGGAGGCGCAGGCAGCGGTTTACCGCCAAGCGCAATCCATGAAGGACAAGGAGCTACTGCAAGAACGGCTGAGGCGACAGCAAGAGGAGGAGCGACGCCGAATCGAGCAGATGGATGACGAGGAGCTTGGCCACCACGTTCGCAGCGCCGAGGCACGCGAGAAGGAATTAGCACCACTGCGTGACAAACTGATAGAGATGGGCAGAGCCGACGTTTTGACTCGGCTACACCAAGACGCTCTGGCCCAGATCAGCGACAAGAAGCTGCGCGACGGGGTGGATAAGAAGGCGGCAGCGGGAGAGTACAAGACCTTCCCTGAGTTCTTTCAGGCATGTGTACAGACTGAGCTTGGGCACAGGCTGGAGAACCAACTGACCAAGAAGGAAAAGGAACTCCGCGACGCCATCTCCAAGGAATTGATGGGCGAGCAAGTAGGCGAGATTGCCCCCGACTTGGGGCGAGGACTTCCGACATCGCGGACGCCAAAACTTCATGGAGATCGAGCAATCGCGGCGGGACTCGCCGAGAGGCTCAACAAGAAAAAGTAGAGGTTAGGAAACGTGACTATCGGAATAACTCTCGCAGAGTCGGCGGAACTCTCCCAAGACCAGATGTATCGCGGCATTGTGGAGACGTTCCTGAAAGTAAGTCCCATGTTGCAGAGGTATCCCTTCATGGAGATCGAGGGCAACTCCCTCTATATCCCCAGGGAAGACCCTGATGATATGGGCAATGTCGGGTTCGTAGGTGTTGGCGGCGAGATCATATCGTCTGAGGCTGGATGGACGCACACGAACTTCAACCTGTACCAGATCTTCGGGCAGGCCGACGTTCCTGGGATCGTCCAGAAGACTCGCTCCAACGTCGTAGACCAGATGGCTGCTCAGGTCAAGGTCAAGGCCAAGAAGATGGCCTATGCCTTTGAGAGCCAGGCGATCTATGGGACGGAGCATGATGCCCAAGGGTTCGCTGGACTGCACAGCCTCACCGTTGCAGGCCAGAGGCTTCACGCCAGTGTGACCGCAGATACGGTTGGGGGGCCGTTGACCCTCCACCTTCTGAATCAGCTCGTGGACTTGATCATGGGCGGGCCAGCTGATGTGATACTGATGAATCGGGCCGTTCGCAGGCGGCTATCCGAGTTTCTTGCTGGCAAGGCTTCCTACCGGACCGAAAGGGATGACTACGGCAACTACTTTGGGATCTGGAACGAAACTCCCATCGTGGCTACCGACCACATCGTGCAGACGGAACTTCTCGTCAGCGATGGCACCCAAGGCGTGTACAGCGCCATGACCGGTGGAACTGGAACCAGCGCTACCAGCTCGGTCTTCGCCATTCGCTTCGGCGAGGGCGATGGACTGACGGGCATCCAGAACGGTGGAATCACCACGGAGGTCTTTGACAGGCTGGAAAGCTACTCTGCGGTGCGGACCCGACTGGAGTGGTTCGTGGGCCAGGCACTCTATTCGCCTCTGGCGATAGCCAGAATAGACGGAGTGACCGACGCCGCGATGACAGCGTAGTAAACGAATCGAGGGGGGCGAAGGCGATTGCCCCCCTCCCAAAAGAACAAACTGAGGAAAGGAACTATGTCATTCGCAGATATTTCGGTAAAGACTTTGCTTGTTGGTGAAGGTGAGGCCAGGATTACCCTCGCGGGCGCAGTGAAGACTGGTGACCTGGTAGGCGTAAACGCCACGAACGGATGGGTCAAAGCTCAGGGTGCATCTACGGCGGTCAAGGCGCAGTTCGTGGCTGGCGAGGCGGGCGCGAGCGGCGGCAAGATCACCGTGTTCCGACGGGCGCTGCTTCGCGCGGCATACGGCGCGGTTGCTGGCGAGATCGGCGATCCACTCTACCTGGGCGATACGGCTGGGTCAGTTAGCACATCGGCTGGCAGTATCACCCAGGTCGTGGGCTACATCGCCAGCGCCACGGACATCGTGCTGGAAGTCCCCTATCCGCTGGAAGGCGCTGCGGCTGGTTGGCTCACCCTGGACGGCGTCCTGTACATGGCAGCGGGCACGTATGAGACCCCCGCGGTCAATACCGCTGGTGGTACCGGTCAGGTGGAGTTCCACTCGCTCTGGACCAAGATGACGCACGCTACCGCTCGGGGTTATGGGCATCGCGTAAGCCTTGAGCTTACGGGGGTGAGCTCCCGCACGTCCAATGCAGGGCGGTTCGAGCTCTGGTTGAGCGCTCCCTCGGGTCAGACACAGGGCGGTGGTGCGGCCATCCACGCTGCGGCGTACTTGGGTGTGGGCAATACCGGACACGCTGGGGCACTGGCTGGCCTGAATGCTTCTCTTGTTGTGGACGAGGAAGAGCGGTCTTGTGCTGGTACCTACGGGGCCATCTATCTCCAGACCGAGATCAAGACAGGGAATACCTTGCAGGAGTCCGCGTTCATACTCGCCAGGGACGCGGGCGCGGTGAAGGCGGAATACTTCTTGTATATCCTCCAGGCTGCGGCAGCGAACTCGATGGTTCGGGCACTGACTCCGGGAGCTACAGCGGCGATGACGCTCACGATCAACGTCAACGGCGTCGACTACTTCGTCTTGCTTTCGGAAACCGCAACATAGACGCGAGATGTTGGGGGACGGGGCATACATCCCCTGTCCCCCAGCGGCAATAGTTTAGGTGCGGAGGGAAAGGTGGAGATCACGAAAGAGGTCCTGCAACATCGCGTTGCTGGTATGACGGAGCAACTGGGAGTCTTGCTAGAGCAGGCATCGCAAGTTCGTGGCGCAATCAATGTCTGCAACGAACTGATAAAGCACCTGGAAAGACCCGAACCGGACAAGAACGAAGGTGCTCAAGAGACAGCGTGAGGTGATGGCTGTATGAGCGTATCTCTGAAAACTCTGCGGCAAGAAGTGGGGAGGGATCTGCGAGAGTGCTTTGTCGGCGCGGTGGCTAGCGCGGGGGCCAGCAACATCATCTGCACGGCCCTGATAGACCCCGACGAATCGCCCTCACTGTATGACCGGGCGTGGGTCAAGATGGTGGATGGGGATGCGGCTGGTGACGTGCGGCGCGTGCGGGCAACACAGGACTCGGTGCAAGGCTACACACCTGATACCGGGATGCTACAGCTCTCGGCCCCGCTTTCGGGTACGGCAGTGGCAGGAGACGAGTTTGAGGTTCACGCCCTGATAGACCCCGGCGAGTTAGACCGCACCATCAACGACGGGTTGGAACGATGCTCCTATCTCACAGAAGAGGAGCTTTTCGTCGTTGCCGGGCAGACGGAGTACGACCTGTCGGAGTTCGCGTGGCTGACCAGGCAAGGGCAGGTAGTAGACGTGCATTGGGTGTATGGCAGTACGGCCTTGGAGCAACAGCACATACCCTTGCGCTGGTTCAACGTGCAACTGGGCGAGGGGATAGTGACCCTGCACATCGACCCCATAGGTGCGGACGGGGACACGTTGATGCTGGTGGCAGTGCGGCCATACGACGCACTGGAGGACGACGAGGACGAAACCGAGTGCCCCCTGGAATGGATAAAGGCGCAGGCCGTCTGGGGCGTCTACAACTGGCTGGCCCGTGGCGGCCCAGCCAAGGACGTTGAGCGGTACACACAGGCCTTCAAGGGTGCCGCCGAGCACCTGATGAGGCTGAATCGCTACTATGCGCCAAGACCAGCACGCAGAATCCTAACGCCGAGGAGTCCTTTGGCTTCTTACAGTAGGGGAGCACCCTGATGCCAGCCGATTCGGCCTATGACGTAGTGTTGGACGGGAAGGGCTATATGCTCGCCAGAAGAGACGCATTAGGTCGGGGGGGTCGTGCGTTTCAGGAAGAGTCGGTCGGCTCTTCCATCGCGCAGGCCACCCCAGCGGAGTTGAGGTACGGCAACCAACCCGCAACCATCGAGATGCCCGCAGTCTTTCGGTCAACTCACCTGGGTTACGGCGACGCGGAGATGCGGGCGGAGGGGCGGTATCGGTACTCGGTGAACGTCGATGGGAGATTCCAAGAGGCGATCATCCCTGGGCCGAAAGTGACCAGTCTCACCATCGCGGGTACGGCCAACGTCAACGGCTTCTTCGAGCAGGGCGGAAGTCTGTTCTGCATTGCGGGACGTTATTCCAAGAAGATAGCCGGGGACTACGTAGTGACCCTATCGGCGGACTTTGGATCGGGCAAGGTGGCCACCGATTGTGTGGTGTATAACGGAGTCGCCTATGTCGGGATGGGATACACCGAGGCGTTCTGGAAGCGCAACGCGACGGTGAATAGCATCACTGGGGAAGTGATTGGCACTGGTGATGGGACTACCCTCTCTTTCTCGGGCACATTGGTCAACGCGCCCACAAGTCCTGGCTCTCTTTCGATCAGCTACACCATCGGCACCATTCCCTACACCGCCACGGACAATGGTGCAGGAATTGTAACTGGAACGAGCGTCTCTGGGACAATTACCTACCTTACCAGTGCTTGGAGCCTGACTTTCACGACCGCTCCCGACAATGAAACGGACATCGAGGCTGACTACGAGGTTTGGTGGTCGCAGGCGACGGCCCTCTACATGGGCAAGACGGCACGATTCAGGGACAAGCTCTGGGCCTCAGTCACGGCGAGCACAGTGAAGGCCGTAGCCGCCGATCCCGCGGTGGCCATCAACTGGACATCGGCCTACACGGTTGGAGATACGGAGAGCGGCTACAGAGACATCACGGCTCTGGCTGAGCTCGCCGACCTGCTCTACATCGGCAAGGCCGACGGGCTGTATGCTCTCGGCTCTCCCTGGCAGGGACACTATGTGCCAGAGAGACTAACGCCTGAACTCATGGGATACGTCTCAAGCGACAACTGCCTGAATATGCGTGCTTGGCACGGAAGCATGTGGGTGCCGCACATTCGGGGCCTGTTGAACTACAGGAACTTGGGAACGCAGGGATTCCTCATCACTCCAGCTACACCAGGAGAAGAAGTGGATGAAGGCAATCCGGTACACGGGCGAATCACCGCGATGGCAGGAGACAACCGCTGGCTCTACGCGGCCCTCTACACCACGGACGGCGACACGTACATCATGGCGGGCAGAGAGGCAAGGGGAGCAGAGACAGCCTTTGGAATGGTCATCTGGCATCCCATAGCCTACATCGCCGACACGCGATGCGACGCCATGCACATATCGGGGCTATGGACCAACCCCCACCTGTTCCTGGGCCTGGATGAGGACGTGGGGTACATCGTGCTGCCCCGATATGGCGACAACCCCTACTACGACGACGAATGCTTGTACAGCCTCACGGGAAGCATCTACCTGCCTGCGCACTACTGGGGCGTGCCGACCACCAGCAAGATTTGGAAGAGCCTGGAGCTGATGGGGGAAGACCTGACTCTGGGCCGGTACATTGATGTCTACTATCGCATCGACGGGGGGAAGTGGAAGGAACTGGGTCGGGCCAACCTGGCGCCGAGGTTCGTTCTGGCCTTCCCCGAAGGCGGCGTGGACGGACACAAGATAGAGCTGCGGTTGGACTTTACGCTGGCATCGGCGGGCAATCCCTTGAAGGTCAAGACTGTGGTGCTACGAGGAGTGGAGAGGCCGAAAGTCATCGACCTGATAACCATGATGGTGCAATGTGCAGACAAGATGCGTTTGCGCAATAACATACAACAGACCAGGCGAACGGGTGCCGACATGGTGGCCGAACTGAAGGCCCTGGCCACATCTCGACAAGCCGTAGTGCTGAAGGACGTTGTGGGGATGGAGCGCCACGTCCTGGTGCTTTCGGCGGTGAGACAACAGCCGGAGAGCCAGCAAGAAGGGGACTTGCCCAGGGAGCTTTTGGTGCAGGTGAGCATGGTAGAGTTTGCGGTGACAGACGCGACGACAAGCACAGCCAGCTACTGGGTGTGGGGCACATCCAAGTGGGGTGGCGGAGACGTGTGGAGGTAAGGCAAAGTGGCGTTCAAGAGAGTTGAGACTGGCCTGGACGGTGCGGTTGAGGATGTCAACCAGCTCGTAGAGGCGTGGGAAGGAGACGCGGGCGCTGGTGAGCCGATGAAGCTCACCGAGATAGAGAGCGCCACCGACTATGCCTTGGACGTGCGGCAGAAAGATGCTTCAACGGGCCTGATTGCGCGGTTCAGGGACTACCTGAACAACGTCGTGCTGGGCATCACGAAGACTGCTCTCACCTTTGGACTAGACATCACCCTGGGTGCTGGCATGACGGTAGACGGCGTGGATGTTGGGAGCCATACACACACGGGCGCGGCAGGGCATGGGCCGCAGATACCGACTGGGGGCCTGGCCGATGATGCAGTGACGGCTGGGAAGGTCAAGGACAACGAGACTCTGCCAGTGAGTGTCTCTGGCAATGCAGCGACAGCGACGGACGCAGATACGTTGGACGGGAGCCACGCGGCGGACTTCGCGGTTGCCACCAAGGGCGTGACCAACGGCGACTCCCATGACCACGCAGGGGGGGACGGGGCACAGATCAACCACACTGGCCTCTCCAACATCGGCACGAACACCCATGCCCAGGTAGACACTCACGTTGCGGCGACCTCGGCCCATGGCAGCAGTGGGGCCGTTGTAGGACAGACCACCCTCAACACGCACACAGCCCTGACCACGGCGCACGGTAGCAGTGGGGCCGTCGTGGGGCAGACAACACTGAACACCCACAAGACGAGCACCGACCACGACGGCCGCTACTTCACGGAGACCGAGAGCGATGCGCGGTTTGCGCCGACAGCCAAGGGCGTGACCAACGGCAACAGCCACGATCACGTAGGTGGGGATGGAGCAGCCATAGGAGCAGGCGGCTTGGCCAATGGCGCAGTGGATACTACTGCTCGATTGGCCAACGACATCGTAGACGACACCAAGGTGGGCAACCGCGTGCCCGCACTCACACGGAGGCAGGGGGGCAGCGCGACGGATTGGAACACATCTGGCACAAACAACTACACTCCTACTGCGGTTAGGATGCAAGCGGGTTCTGGGGTTGTGACTATTCAAGATGGCGTGGGGACGCGGTCCACAGACGTCACATTTCCAGTAGCTTTTAGCCAGAAGCCCCTGATTTTTTTGACGATGGACTATGCAGCCACCGCTATCGAAAACTGGGGTCATGGCGGCATCAGCACAACTGGTTTTACCGTCACTATGTGGCGCGCTGGGACAACTGGCGAAGTGACATTGGGCTTCCACTGGCTCGCCATAGGCCCGGAGTAGAGTGATGACCAAGATAGCTGAGAGCACGGCGGACAGCTAATCAAGAGGGAGAGCAAAGTGAACAGACGCAGTTTCTTCAGATGGGCACTAAGAGCGGGCGCGGTGGCGGCTGTCGGTCTCAAGGTTATCGGCAGCAGCCTCGCTCAAGTAGACGACAACCTGTACGGACCCAGCGGAGAGCCATACCCTGGCCCCTCGCCGTACAAGCCGTCTCCGCCCCGCCTCCCAGAAGCCTACCCCGGGCCAGCAGCCCAGGAGCCGGTGACGGCTATCGGCGGCCACGACCACTCAGGCGGAAGTGAAGCCGTGAGTGCCCCCAAGCCCGCTCATGGGGAGGAAAAGCCCCCATCTGCTACACGGGCACCGCGCAAGTAGCAAGGTGAGGATAGCTAATGACCAAGATCAGCGAAGGTAGAGCAATCCGCGAGAACTTTTCGGCCAACGGGCTGCTGGCCGCGACGGAGGCCGACCTGTACACCTGTCCTGCTCTCTGTCAGGCAGAAATCGACACTCTGATCTGCGTCAATCCTAGCGGCGGGAGCACCAACGTCGTCAGCCTGTACGTGCAGCCGAGTGGCGGAACCTCCCGCCTCATTGCAGAGGAGTCGGTGCTGGCGGGCGGCAAGCTGATAGGGATGGGGGAGGCGATGAAGCTGAACGAGGGCGACAAGATTAGGGGCTTTGGCACCAACGCGGATCAAGTTCGGTGGTTTATCAGCGGCGTGAAGGAGTATAGCGTCTGAGACAAATTACCACTCAAGACGGAACGGGAGACTCTGCATGGCAGGCGTCATCTACCAGATTGAGAACCAAGAAAACGGAAAGCGTTACATCGGTAGTGCCGTGAACCTCTCGCATAGACAGAGACAGCATCTACACAGCCTGCGTCACGGGCAGCATGGCAACCGCCATTTGCAACGCGCCTTTGACAAGTATGGGGAAGAGGCTTTTGAGTTCACCACCCTAGAGGACATTGAGGATACTTCACTGCTTGTCCCGCGAGAGCAATGCTTCCTCGACTCCCTGAAACCCGAATACAACATCGCGCAAGTGGCGGGAAGCTCACTTGGGATTCAGCGTACTGAAGAGACTCGCAGGAGGGTCAGCGAGGCACACAAGGGCCAACGCCCCAGCAACTATGGGAAACATGCCAGCAGTGCAACACGCAAGAAACTGAGTGAGGCACACATGGGCCAACACCCTCCCAACTATGGGAAGAGTGCTAGCCTGGAAACACGCAGGAAGCAGAGTGAAGCACAGAAAGGAATGCGCGCTAGTGACGAGACGCGCGCAAAGATGAGCGTAGCACAGAGGGCACGCCGGGCACGCGAGGGAGGCCACACGAACACCGAAACGCTTGCGAGGATGAGGGCGGCCTGGACTCCCGAACGCAAACAGGCACAGAGCGACAGGCTCCGAGGCAAGCCCCTTAGTGAGGAACACAAGCAGAACATTGGCAAGGCCAACCGAGGTAAGCGAGCAGAGAGAGTGTGCAGGCGTAGGGAGAGAAGCTGATGCGCTTCGTAGTCATCGACACCGAGGGCAGGGAATATTGCGACATACACGGCGATTCCGACACCGTTGACTCTATCCACGCGGCTACGACCCCCACGGCGAACAAGCTGCTGGCAATGAACGCCAACGCCAAGTTTCCGACGCACACGATAGAGGGAAGCCTGACAGTCGAGACGGGCCTCAACGTCGGAGGCAACGTCGGCATCGGTACAACACCAGACCATAAGCTACATGTATTTGGAAACGCTGCAAACTGGATAACTGCTTTTGCCAATGATGGGAACAACGTCAATCGCTCCGGAATCGCCATCGTTTGTGGTACAGACGATGCGGCAGGTAACAACCAGGTGCTTGGAGCTTATGACGGCTCCGAAACTATTCAGGGTTATTTGACGATAGATGACGGGGTATTTGAGCTGAACCAGGGTTCAGATCTGCGACGCAAGAAGAATGTAGTTGCAGCTTGGGACGTTCTCGATGAACTTCGACAAGTAGAAATCATAGAATATTCTTTCAAGAAGAAAGCTCCTGGAGTTCGGCACGTTGGTTTTTGCGCCCAGCAATTGCACGAGCACTTCCCTAAGATAGCTAAACACGACGAGAAAACTGACTGGTGGGGCGTGACGATAACCAGGATGATACCGATCAATACCAAGGCAATCCAGGAGGTGGACGGCTTACTTACGAGCTACCAACTGGTCGCCGACGCCGAGCGCGAGGCGACCAGGGCGGAGATTGCGGGGTTACAAAAGCGACTGGCAGTGCTGGAGCTAGCATAGGGAGGAGAGGATGCTGGACATCAAAGCCGTAACGCTAGAAGAGGCGAAGGTGATCGATCAGTTCCTAACGGAGATCAGCTTTGGGGCCCCAGGAACCATAGATGCCCAGTATGAAACGCTCTCGCGGCTCATCAGTTTCAGGGGCAAGGTGCGTCAGGCGATTGACCAAGACCAAGAGAACGAAGAGGAATGATACGCATAACCTGGCCCCTGCCGCCTGAGTGCAAACGAATCACGTGGGGATTCCAGCAATGCCAATCGTAAAGATAGCCATAGACGGCCAGCCGCCCCTCGAGCTGGACGCTGAGGAGTATGTCAAGGGCTGTCTGGCTGCCGAAATGCCCGCGAGCTGGCACGAGGAGGCCCTCAAGGTTCAGTCAGACACAATCCGTAGCTACGGCCTGGCGAGAATGGCTGACCGCGGATACGTCTATGCCGACACTCGTGACCAGGTATTCGCCCCATCGAAGCGCACGGCGAGAACGGACGCCATAGTTGAGGCTACTCGCGGTATCGTCGGACTCTACAAGGGCAGAATCGCGGCGGCCTTTTACCACGCAGCTTGCGGTGGTCACACCTTGGATGATTGGGCCGATTATCTGCGCGTCGCCGAGTGCCCTTGTGGGAAGCCACAGAATGGCCACCGTCGTGGTATGTGCCAGTACGGGGCGAAAGCTCTGGCCGAACAGGGCAAGACCTGGCGAGAGATTCTGGACTTCTACTATAAGGACATCGAGTGGGTAGGGAACTATGGGGAGGTGAAGATGACCAAAACATCTGCGCATGTGCAACGGCCCTTATCCTGGATGCAGCAGGGTCTTGTAGATATGGGTACGGAGTGGGTCAAGATCGTGAATCCGCCCGAGGCAGACCCCTTCCCCCGCACGCCGAAGAAACTCGTGCGCATCTGGACGGATGACATCGATGATGCCTTTATTGCAGGAGGAGAAGCGGGGGGGCGCAACTTCGTGCGGCGAATGCTACCTGAGTGGAAGAAGCGGCCCTGGGCGACGTGCTACAGCCTGGCGAACGAGCCGGATTGCAACAGCAATGCTGGCTTGGCCAACCTGTGTGCCTACTCCATCGGGGCGATGAAGGAAGCCAGCGCAAACGGTATCCGCGTCGTCATTCTGGACTTACCAGAGGGCAATCCCCACGACAACGGCACGGGCGATCCTGGCGTGAGTGCTTGGAAACTCCAGCAGCTTGCACCGGCAGTGAAGGAGGCCGTGGCTCTGGGACACTACGTGGGCATGCACGCTTACTGGCGACCCGGAGTGGAAG